ACACACTATCATGTCAAACACAACGCCTCTCGATGCAATTCTCACCCATATCGAGGCTAGCGCGCCCTGCTCGATGTTCTCTGTAGCAGTGTGGGTTAACGAGCAGTTAAATATGTCTCTACCGGGCTTTGTCTTAGCCTTGGACATTCTGGTATCTTCAGGGGTTATTGAATTGTCCTCTGATGATTCTGGTATCGTTATCGATCTAATCTGAACTCAAGGGGCTAAACATGAAACCACAGATTTACGATCAAGTAATCTACACCTTGGGCTTTGTTGCCCTTATCATTGTGTGGCTAACGGCCTAACGGCCTGACAGCTTAAACTTAGGAGATAAAACCATGAAAACAAAGACTGCAACCATTAAAATTTATCAGATGTGGGGCACTACGGCCTTTTGTGCTGATGTGTCTTATAGGGGCAAGCTATTAGTTTGCTTCGATGGGCACGATTTTGACTACCTAAAATCAATGGCTAAACGATGGGCAAAGAACCGCGACTTCACCCACACAAAATTGATTATTGGATAACACGTTAAAATATCACCTGTAGAGGCTCTTAGAGGGCTTCTATGGGGGCTATTTTGCCCAGTAACTGAACCAGTAAGGTACAACCATGCAAGCTATACACACGAAGTTTATCCCTGCGACTGACACAAAAGCCGCTAAGATCAAAGCCTACAATGAGAATCACCCTCGAGGCGTTACTGTGTCGATTGACTATGGCCTTGACGATGTGGGTCGACACTTCAAGGCCGCACAAGCCTTCATTGCTCAAAAGCTATCAGTACGTACAGATACCACAAAAATGGCCTATGGTGGCTCTGCTGATGGTAAGGGTTATGTCTTTTGCTTTGTCGATTCTATTGTGGAGGCTTAATCTATGTCTGAAAAATACACTATTCGTCACGGCTCAATCGCGGCTGTTCAATATGTCAAGCGTCACTCTGATGGGGTAGAAGTGGCTGTTACTGATGCAAAGGACGGCTCAGAGATAGCCCTAAAGAACTTACCGCTAGCCGTTCAAGCGGCTGTTAATCGTCAATTTGGGATTGTCTTTAGCCTGCCTTACGCTAGCAGAGAAGATTTTGTAAAGAATTCAATTCCCTTTGAAGTGGAGGCTTAAACATGAAAAACGGATACTTTGCAACCATTCCAGTAAGATTCTTTGTCGTTGACTACGAAGGCGAAGAAGTTGATCTAAAAGAAGTCAATGAGCATGAATTCTTGCAGGCTGAAGGCCGTATTACCTATGAACGACACACAGTCAGAGAAAACGGTGCATCACAAATTTGCTTGACGAAAGGGTTAGACGTATGAAAAAGCTATATATTGCCACTGCATACAATTCGTATACAAACAAAGAAACTATGAGGGCTTTCAACTCTGAAGCTGAGGCTGATAAGTTCTTAGAAGGACTTACTGACCCTAGAATTCAGGTTATAGCCTATAAATCCACAGTGGAGTTAATCAACCACTTACTTAAGGGGGCGTGATGTACTTAAACGATGCAACTAACGATGAAATTAAGAAAGAAGTTCTAAAGATGGGCTATATCTTTAGTGACGATGATTGTAATGAACTTAGACAATCTTCTTTTGAGGGTGAAACCATTAAAGAAGCGTTGAATGACTATTTAAGCGCTTACGAAAGGTAAAACAACATGAAAAGTAAACTAGAATTTCACGAATTAGAGCGCATGGCATGGCGTGACGGTAACCCTCTACACCCTGAGATTGTCTCTCAAAGACAGGAACTGATACACCTGCTTAGAATTGCACAATCAGTGGCGTCTAGGTATGATTGTGTCGTTAACAATGCCTTTGAAGATGACGATTTTGCATCGGTGGCATTGTGGGCTACATTCATTAACCATATTGATAGTCTTGAGAGGGATTTAGGGGAGGACTTATGAACTACGACAAACTGCTAGATCAAGCCCATGCGCTAGCGTTGAAGGCTAAACCGTGGATTCTCAAGCATGAAGGCAAGACATACACCGCTGTCTACTCTATGACACAATCAGTTTATGAGGTCTTTGAAGATGGGGAATTCTACTTGAACATCAACATGAAAAGCCCTTCAAAGGCTAAAGCATTCCTGCAACACTATCTGACACACTGACGGGCACTAATATGACACTTTCAGAACTGATTGAACACCTTAGAAAATTAGGGTTATCAGAAGACACAATCAAGGGAATGGCTAGCACCTATGACTTAGGTTATGCTCAAGGCTTGATTGATTCTACTAATAAAGAACATGAACATGAAAAGGATAAAGAACTATGAACCAGTACTTCGTTACAGTCTATAAAGACAATGGACAGTATGATGAATACGAAATTGAGGCAGAATCATTGTCTGAAGCGTGGGTTATTGCTGCTGAAAACAATGGTTGGGCTGATATAGGCGAAGTGTGTATTGAGTTAGTTTCTAACGATGAGGAGATGACAGAATGACAAATGAACAACTTAAAGAATTGAACAAGGTATTGAAGAAACTTAACGGTTTAGTTGAGGCCATTGAAAACTATGATGATGTGTCAGACTTAGGTGAGACACTTATCGACTGCGTTGAACGCTTAAAAACCATTGAAGGGGTTAAACAATGACTTTAGTAATACTTTTCTATACAGTTGACTTCATAATTGCGGAGGATCTATGGTAAATTGTCTACCAAACAATGTTTGTCCTAAATGTGGGTCTAATGACGTAGATCATGCAACTATCGGCCTACCTGATGCTATGCAATGCCTAGACTGTGGGTATCTATTCCCTCAAGTTATGTCTTTATTTCCAAAGGTTATCAAAACTGAAAGTAGTTGGCCTTTTCCAACATCATTGGTTAATAAACCATTGAATGATGTACCTGTGAAGATAGATTGACTTAAAGATGCTCAGGAAGCCCCTTTATAGCCTATTTAAGACCATATTAACCATTGACTAAGGGCTAGGTAGCCTAGGAGGTAAATAATGCATTGTAGCTGCTGCGATAGGTTGCTAAGTGAATTCGAGGCAACAAGACGAAACGCTATCACCAAGGACTTTGTGGACTTGTGTAAGGTTTGTTTTGAAGATGTGAAGGGGTTATTCCCTGTCATTGAACGGAAAGACCTAGTAACTGAGTCGGATTTAGACCCTTGTGAGCAAGACATTGATGGTGTAGAATCTAGGGAAATGGACACAGGGGATTGTAGAGACTATATAGACTATATAGTATCTAATGACTCCTATGATGTTTCATAGACGATACATAGAAGTAAAATACACTATTAAAGATACCTTAAATATCTTTTATCATTAAAGATACATTAAAGAGGAAAACACATGGATAAAATTTTAGTTGAAATTGACTACGATGGGGCACTTGATGTCTTTTTGGAGGTCTTAAAATCACAGTATGGGGATTTGTCTCCTAACATTGGGGGTTGTCCTATGTATTCCTATGATCAAGAGGAAAACAACATGAAATTCTATGAATTGAAAAGGGCGTACCAATTAGTTATGGAATATAACGGTATTTATGACTTGAAGGAGTTAGACAATCATGAATGAACCACAAGATAACTATGGCTTTGAAGATCATTACATTGATGACTGGTGCATGAAAGAGGAAGCCCACTATCACCATACAATCAACGATGTAGCTGAGTTAATCTCCATCTATGGTTGGCAGCAGGTGTTAGCTGACATTCTCGAAGCGGAGAAACGAACATGATTATGTCTTTGTGTATTTTTGTATTAACTTTGATAAAGGTTAGCTTGAAATGAAGGCTATTATTGAATATGATCTCTTCAACGCACAAGATGCTCACGCATACAAGTGCTCACAGAAGGCCGTAGAAGCCTTTTACACGCTTGAAACCTTGATGGATGATTTGGAAGTGTTTCTAGCTAACAAAACAACCTCAGAAGCCTGTTTATTGGACATTCAAAGGGTGTTACTTCAATGGCGAAAGTCAAATCATGTTTAACATCGCCAAGGGTTGGCGTAAACGTAGACCAGTTAAACCACCAGTAAAGGAACAAGACTATGAGTAAAAGTGATGGCGGTAAAGGTAGCTCACCTCGCCCATTCAGCGTATCTCAAGACGAATACAACAAGCGTTGGGATGCTATCTTCCAGCGTGACGAAGTCACTGGTAGAGACTTAGAAGCTGAAGAACCAGAGATTGAGGAAGAGGAAGACCCTGATGGTGATGCGCTACGATGCTTGCGTTGTGGCGGTGTTGATACTATGTATGTAGCACCTAACGGTATGTATCGTGTATGTGACCAATGCGGTAACGCTGAAAGGATTCTTCATGACGACCCTGACTACTGAAGAGATCATTGAACTGGCTAGACAGGCTGGATGCGTTGAGGACAAGCATTACAAAGGCGAAGTGATTTTTATCAGCAAGGATGTACTTGAAGCCTTTGCCAAACTGGTTGCTGAGGCCGAAAGAGAGGCGTGTGCAAAGGTGTTTGACGAACTTGCAGAGAAAGCAACAAATGCCAGAGACTTGGTTTACTTGAGCCAAACCGCCGCAATAATTCGATCAAGATTAGGAGATGAAAAATGAAAGACATCAAGTTAGATTTAATGGATGCAGCTCTTGCTTTTCATAAATTGTTAAATGATGCAGAGCATCATATTAGACATCTCGAATATGATGATAAGATAAATAAAAACTGTCTGCTTCAAATGCAAGAGGTTGCAAAAGAAACAATACGCATGGTTAAAGATTTAACAAATCTTGTAGACGCACAAGGACAAAAAGGAACTTGGGATATAAGTCCATACCACACTGGATTATTTAACGGACTTGAGCTTGCTTTATCTATTTTTGAAAAGCGAGAACCTAAATATAGAGATCACCCAGATCGTGTAAGTGGTTTTGGTCAAAAGCCAACAAAGCATTTAGATGATGTGTTAGGAGCTTCAGAATATATAGTTGGTAGAGGAAAAATATTTCAAGATAAATATTCATCTGTTTCGCAAGAGGTGAAGCATGAGTGCAGTTAAAATTGCTTCAAAATTCTTGAAACACATACCATGTGAAGCCTGTGGTTCCTCAGACGGGAACAGTCTTTACGATGATAATCATTCATACTGCCATGTATGCAACCACTATGAAAGTAACGCAAGTTACGTAAATGAAGGTAGTTACCAACGCAGTGCTGGAGAAGTACCTGCCAAACCGAAAGATAACAAACCAATGACAACTAAAGCTGGTGAGATTAAGGCTATCCCTGATCGAGGGATTACACAGCAGACCTGTGAGGCCTATGGTGTACGACAAGATGCTACAAAGCATTACTACCCTTACTTTGACCAAGATGGTAAGGAGGTAGCTGCTAAAGTAAGGCACGTTGAACTGAAGAACTTCAATGTTGAAGGTAGCTGGTCACAAGCGGCCTTATTCGGTCAACAGCTATTCGCTAAGGGAGGTAAGTACATCACCCTCTGTGAAGGCGAATTAGACGCTCTAGCGGCCTATCAAATGACAGGATCTAAGTGGCCTGTGGTGTCTATCCGTAACGGTGCTTCAGCAGCATTGAAGGACTGTAAAGCTAACTATGAATACCTAGATAGCTTTGCGGAGATTGTGATCTGTTTCGACGCAGATGATGCAGGGATTAAGGCTTCCAATGAAGTAGCTGAACTCTTCGGCAGCAAATGTAAAATTGTTAAACACTTAAAGGACTTCAAAGATGCTTGCGACTATCTCCGTAACGGACGAACAACTGACTTTGTTAATCAATGGTGGAGAGCTGAAACTTACGTGCCCGATGGAATTGTGGCAGCGTCTTCCCTATGGTCTACAGTCAATACTCCGGAACCAGCAGCTGAGGCTTTCTATCCATTCAAAGGACTTAACGACCTCCTCTATGGGCTACGAAGAGCAGAGCTTATCACAGTCACTGCTGGATCGGGACTCGGTAAGAGCCAGTTCTTACGAGAAATCCTCTTCAACATCCTCAACACAACAAAGTGGAACATCGGAGGAATGTTCTTGGAGGAATCAGTCAGAAAAACTGCTAGAAGCGTTATGTCTCTCCATGCAAACAAGAAGTTGCACCTGCCAGACACACCCGTCAGCGAACAAGAATTGAAGGAGGCTTTTGATGCTACCCTCGGAACTGACCGTATTTTTCTATTCGACCACTTTGGTTCTCTTGCTTTGGATAACGTTCTTAATCGTATACGATACATGGCAAAGGCTTGCGATTGTCGTGTTGTGTTTCTTGACCATATTAGCTTGCTTGTCTCTGGTATGGACGGGAATGATGATAGGAAAGCTATTGACGTCTTGATGACTAAGCTACGTACCTTGGTGCAAGAGCTAGAGATTACGCTTATCTGTGTATCTCACTTGAAGCGACCTAACAGCGACAAAGGCCACGAAGATGGACAGGCAGTCTCTTTGTCTCAACTACGAGGCTCAGGTGCTATCGCTCAGTTGTCTGATGCTGTGATTACCTTAGAACGTAACTCAATGAGTCCTGATGCTAATGTACGACATACTACTAAAGTAGCAGTTGCAAAGAATAGATATGCGGGTCAGACCGGCCCAGCCTGTGATCTTCGTTACGATGTCGAAACAGGGCGTATGTACGAAATAAAGATGGAAGAATTATAAAATAGGCTTGACAAAAACCGATTCTTAGTGTATAGTGTTAGTTTTAAGGAGCAAAACTATGGCATCTAAGGATTGGTACGAGAAAAACAAAGAACAAGTCAAAGAGAAGGCAAGACAGTATTATCACGACAACAAAGAGAAAGTGCTTGAGAATGTAAAAAACTATCGGGAAGCGAATAGACCTATTCTTCAACAAAAAGGTAAGGAGTATTATCGTAGAAAACTCAAAAACCGTCTTCTCAATGCTGCTAGAGCCAGAGCAAGGAAGTATGGTTATGGGTTTGACCTGACAGTTGATGACATAATCATGCCTAAATACTGTCCTCTGCTTGGTATTGAGATGTTTGTGACTGAAAGCCGTAAAGGTAAGAAACACTCATCTTTTAGTTTAGACCGGATAGATAGTTCAAAAGGCTATGTCAAAGGAAATGTGTGGGTAATTTCAATGATGGCTAACTCTATGAAAAGTGATTCAAACTACGAAGACTTTAAAAAGATGGCTGATAATTGGAAACAGTACCACGAAAACGGATACGATCTTTCACACTTGGAGCAAACAACACATGAATAAAGAGTTGATTATAAAGGCTATAGCAGCTTTTGAAAAACACTACCCTTACGAGGATGAAAGCGGAATTATAAAGATGTCTCTAGGCCGTTACATGAATGGTCTTCAATACCTACGCCAGTTTGTAGACGAATATGATAACGCCGTCCCTTTTGCTTTGGACACGGAAACAGGGACATTACTGTATGCTAAAAAATAATACTGGCCCTGCTTGCTCATTGAAGTATGACTTGGATACTGGTAGAATGTACGAAGTCACGATGGAGGAGCTATGATTGAGATGATGATCGTAGGTAGCACTGGAGTTGGATATGCTGTAGTAGGCGTACTCCAAGGCTTGAAAGGGGAATACAGTAACATGGCTATCTGGCTTGGTTACTCTATTGCACAAGTTGGTTTGTTTCTTAACTTGAAGTAACGGAGTTACGGGAAGTGACATCATGTATAAAACTGTTTTAGCACCTAACGCACCTTGGTACAAGTTAGAGAAGCCTCCAGAAAAGCACGAAGTGCGTAAGCGTACACACAGGGCTAGACCCTCAGAGATTGACAAGAAGTTTGAACAATGGTTGTCTACTATCGAAAGGATCAAATAGAGTATGATAAATGAACACGACATAAAAGATATGTGGGATAAAGAGACTCAGGAAGCCTATCTCAAGTGGGCTAAAGAGTACGGATTACCTTTTGAACCTTGGCAAGGACAACCTGCTGTGTCTGCTGCTTGG